AGAACATAGAAATTTGTTCCGTTTCGTGTTACTTCCCACTTATCTGTAGTTTCGTTCCAGCGAAAGAATACGTTTGCTACAGTGCCGCGCTCAATCTCCAAACCAGCATTTGCGGTAGGAGAACCAGTTTCACCGCTATTAAGAAGAAGAATATTATCGCCAAGCTCTACAGTAGTAGAATTTACAGAAGTTACTGTACCGTTTACAGTAAGATTTCCACCTACGATAACATTACCAGTAGTTTCTATACTAGCAAAGTCTACATTTGAATTAGTTTCAACTGCTTGGCCAATGCTTACAACTCCCGAAGCAATTGATACACCCGTTCCAGCAGTAATATGCGCCTGTACTTCTGCTGCTGAAGGGCCAGTATAAGTAATAACGCCAGTAGAAGAATTGTACGATAAAGAACCGTCTCCACCTGCGTCAGTAACACTTACTAAGCCTCGTATTTGTGTGTCAGAGAGACCTGTAATAGTTACTTGATTATTTGAAACAGTAGTAGCAATGTTAGTACCACCAGTGAAAGTAAGAGTTTCACCAGTAGCAAATAAATCTGTAGTAGAGCCATCACTTATAGTAAAATCAGAAACTACTGTAGCCCACGCAAGTTGACCACTACCATCTGTTTTTAAGAATTGCCCTGTAGCTCCATCTGCTTGAGGCCAGTTCTGCCCGTCGAGTATAAGGTCTCCTCCACCGTTTGGAGTAACTTCAATATCCCCGTTCAGGTTAGTAGATGTAATAGAGTTGCCATTAAGTGTTATATTATCAACATTTAATACGTCTAACTTACTAGAAGCATCTACAATCAATGCGCTACTTGCAGTTACTGTACCGGCAGTGTGATCAAGTAAGTCTGTAAAAAACTTACCCCCAATCGCATCAATATCTCCAGTAGTGCCGCCTGGGCGACCTATAAATAATTTATCACTATTACTGGAATATCCGAGTTCTCCGTTCTCAAGAGCAGAGGGAGCCGCAGTAGAGGTACTGCGTTTAATTTTAATAACTTGTGCCATGATTTATTTCTCTTTAGCCCCTAAAAGGCTCCTGCGTCTAGAGTATCAGAGTCTCCGTCCGCTGCTCCTAGTATTATAGGAACCCACTCAAAAACACCTACAGATGTTTCTCTGTACACATAGAAATCATCTGTACTTGTATTATACCAGGTATCTCCTTCATTAATATTAGTTACTGGAACTGTGCTCTGACTAAAATTATTATCAGCAAGTTGTTCTATAGCTTCCTGTACTGTTGTAGCAGTTATATTACTATAAGGTGTTATAGCAATATTCGCAGCTACAGCAGCAGGAACAGCAGCCGTACTTAAAGTAAGCTCTACGGCACTGTCCCCTATATCTAAGGAAGTTCCAGAAGTAATTTCAAGAGTAATTGCCATTATCGTGTAATTTCTCGAGTTACTGTAGCTTGCCCTTGTATCAATCGAAGTACAAACGCATCACTACTTGTAAATATTTCTAAGTCGTAAAAATATACTCCAGCAGCAATAGCTCCTGTAGTGGCGTTCGGCATTGACATTCTAATCTTGCCCGCAGAAGCATCGATTACAGAGCAAGTAAAAGTAGAAGTGACATCTGCTGCATCTTTAGTTTTTCTTAGCTGAGCACGAGCAGAATAACCCGAAAGATCTTTTACAACTCCGTCCTCTTTCATAATCATTTCAAGAACGAAATCCGCTCCTTGATCTAGATTAAAATTGTAAGTAGCTGCACTCATTTAAAATTCTCCATGGTGAAATTATAACAAAGCGAACATTTTAAGTCAAGAAATATTTTTGGTGAGGTATTTGGTTATACTACTTCGTACCTAACCAATCCAATTTCGTTCTCGCGTTTCGAAAGTTCAATTTCGTGTATAGCTTTTAATTGGGTTAAAAACTCTTCTCCACCATTTGCTTGTATAACCCAATTTGCTAGAGTATCCGTACTTACTTGATCTACAGGAATAAAGGTATTTTGAGATAAAGCGGTTACATCTAGTACTGCTTCAACCATTCCTTGCGTTGAGACCCCGTTGCGAGAGAAAGTAATCTTTAAAAGTGCTTTTCCTACTACATTTGTAAAAGCTTCTTTTTCAGGATAGACAAATAAGTCTAGTATTTCATAAGTTGTTTCTATCATGTTGCTGTTGCTCCATAAAAATTGCTAAGTGATATTTGCCCGCTTGTGGGAACACTTGTGTTAATATTAACTACGGTTGATGTAGTTTGTTGTCTTCTTATTGACCATACATAGTAATTAGCACCTGCAAAAGGTATATTTGTAAAAGTAGCAGTAGCACTTCTATAATACGTCCAACCTCCTGTAGTATAGCTAGAAGGACTGCCTAAAGATGTTCCAGAAAACTCTACTAATTGAGTATCGCTATTCCAAAATATTCTTACTGTATAGGGAGAATCTTGTCTCTGTGCCCAACCATTCAAAGGGCTGGAAAGACTTGCTGCTGCAAAATTTGAAGAGCCTGGTCCTGGCTCGTAAGTAGTAACAAAAGTAGTTCGAGTAGAAGGTACAAGACCTCCTCCTCGATAGTACTCACTTATACTTATTGGATTCGATCCCCCGAACTCATTTTGAAGATTAAGAAGGCTTATCGCCCCACTAGTCTGAAGAGCCATTTTTTAGCTCCTCTACTTCTGCTTTTAATTCTTTAATTGCTTCTACTAACAAGCCTACAAGATTACCGTAAGCTAGTGTCATTGTTCCGTTATTTTCTCCTACTGCTTCTGGAAGTACCTTTTCGACGTCTTGAGCTATGAGACCTGTTTGTCTTTCTCCTGTATCTTTTCTATCAAAAGTATACCCCGTCAAAGCTTGTACTTTTGCTAATGCATTAGGTATTGCTTCTAGGTTTTCCTTGAGCTTCGCATCTGAGTAAGCAGTGACATTACCTCCGGCTGTAATACTACCATCAACAATTAGATTGCTATTAAATTTGCCTGTTCCATCACTTTGAAGAGTAATTCCAGTACTACCATAGCCTCCGCCAATATATGTATTACCCCCAAAAGTTGCAGTACTCCCCGAAGAAATAGTACCATCTGCTGTAACACTTCCATTAAACGATCCAGACCCCGTACTAGATAATGTGACCCCGGTGCTGCCGTAGCCTCCTCCAACATTAAGGCTTGTTGGGTTAAAACTACCTGCTGTTATGCTTCCATCAACAATTAGGTTTCCATTAAACGATCCAGAACCCGTACTAGATATTGTAACCCCGCTACTGCCGTAGCCTCCTGCAAGATTAGTTGTAGAATATGTATCGAAAATACCGTCCACTCTAGCAGTTCCACGAAAATGTGAGGCAGTCTTAGTAAGAGTGGTTCCGTCATAAAAAGAGCCTCCTCCAATATAAATATTACCTCCAGTTGCGACTTCAAGAGTAGGTAGTCCACCTTGTCTAACAAGAAAAGCTGAAGTACCTTCACCAATTTTTACCACCATATCATTGTTATCGGCCCAAGAAGCAGTAGAATTTTTGTAGAAAGACGCAACAATTCCGCTGGTAGAGGCAAAAGCTGCTGCAGACGTAGAAGAAGTTCCTGCGGTAGATATAGCCACAAGAGCCGTAGAGTTAGTAGTATCTGTAGTTGTAAATAAGCCTGCAGTAGTATAGTTAGTGCTCGCTACAGCTATGCCTGTAGTGGATAGTCCAAAAGAATAGTCTGTCTCAACTGTTCTAACACCACTTTTAATTTTATTTACAGTTAAAGTATCTGTTCGTATTAGCCCGCCATCAATAGTCGTCGTGGTACTGGTGCCTGTGTCAGTTCCATAGGTATTAATATCGGCAATAGCCCCCGAAGTGCCAATCTTATCGTCTGGATCAAAACTACTAGAGCCGTCGGTCAAAGTTCCAGAGCTAAAAGTAACAACACCAGTAAAACTTGTGTGCTGTACAACATTGCTGTAAGATACAGAAATGGTGCTACTATTTTCACTGGCTTCAGTTCCATAGTACCTAACAGTATAATAAGTATTTGAAGAGGTGGCATCTTGTGTGTTTGGAGAATTTTTCCAAACATTAGTAGTGCCTCCGTCATTAATATTGGTTCCACTAACTAATCCAGTCGAAAAAGTATAAGTATTACCAGAAGGTGCGGAAGGCTGTCCTCCTGTGCTTTCATAATATAAATATCCTTGAATAGTTCTTAGTCCATCATCTCCAGTAGCACCAGGAGCACCAGGAGCACCAGGTAACCCATCAGTTCCATTCTCAACAAAAAGTACGGGAGTAGACCAAGTAATGCTACTATCAGTGCCGGTAGAGCTACTAGACTCAGCAAATCCTCGAGAAATATATACTGGATCTGTTCCTGCGGGAGGAGTAACATACCACCCACTAGGAGGAGTTAAAGACGCAGGGAATGTAAAAGATCCTCCAGTAGGAGTGCTAGGGGTACTAGAAGCTCTTCTAAATATTGATAACTCTGCTACAGATAATCCAGGATTTCCTTGACTTCCTTCTATTTGAACAGGTGTCTGCCAAGTAAAATTTGTAGCCCCTCCTGCCTTAGTACCTGTAGAAGCCCACAAAGGGTCACTACTAGAAGGCACTGAGTTAACATCAGAATACCACCCTGTTGGGGTACCTGCAGAAGGGCTAGGCGTGGCAGGTTGAGTTGCTGACCTTTTAAATACAATATCTACATTTTGGCCGTCTGTTCCTGCACTAGATTTACTAAAGGTTTGTTTTTGAGTACCAGTAACTAGATTTTCTATATTCAAAGTATAAGTAATAACGGCAGTATCTGCAGTCATATTACTATGATCACCTATTGTAAACGGGTTACCAGTAACACTTGTAGCTCCTGCAGTAATATTACTTGCACTTACACTTACAGAAAATTGCCCTGCTGCAGGTGTGCCAGTAACACTATTTAACTCGACTCCACCTTTATATACTTCTATAGAGGTTCCCGAGCCAGAATATGTACTAACAGTTCCCGAGCTGTCTGCTGTAAAAGAGTGGGCTGCATTAGTCATAACTACAGTATAACCATCTACACCATCATCGCCATCTACTCCATCCGCTACATAGAATATAGATATAGTGTCAAAAGCTACTTCAGTAGTAGGAGCGGCTGCCTCCGCTACTCCTACACGAATATTTAAAGGATTTCCAGCCCAGCCAGAAGAAAGACTTGGAATTGTATAACTAAAGGTATCTGAATCCCCAGTACCGTCTGTATAAGAAGTCTCATCGGTTATACCGTCCCCTGTAAACTTAAAGTAAGGGTCTGTAAAGTTTGAAGCAGTTGCAGTAAATGTTAAAGTACCACTTGGAGACGGATTCGCTCCTGTGTCATCATAAACTACAGAGTAGTCATTAGAAGTTAGACGAACTAATTTTCCTGAAGTGCCTGCGGCTCCATCTTTAACAAAAGGTATAGTAATTGTAGAAGATGTTTGTTTGTCTAGGTTACCTTCGTCTAGCCCTTCCGCAACAGTTACAGTAAATACTAAATCAGTTGTGCTATACTGATCTACCTTATCGAGAGTCTTAGTAGCAGTAAAATTTGTTCCCGCAGAAAATACAGTGTCTGCTGTCTGAGATATTTCAGCGTTACTAAAACCTGCCCCAGTAAACTTAAATACAGGATTCTTATACCCAATAGCATTTGCAGTTAAAACTAAATTAGTGTAGTCAGTAGTTAATGTTTCTTCTCCATCAAAGTTAAAAAACGTAGGATTTACATTAATTATGACGCTATGGGAAACTTTAGCAAGATCAGGATTTATAGCTAGATTTATCGGGTAGGCTCTAAAAGTGCCATTATCATTTCGTACTGAATAAATTGCTGCATCATCATTCTTATCAAAACGGAAAGAAGATCTAGAAGCTGCCGCATTAGAGATAGCAGTAGTAAAACTTTTATCAATACGAACATCTGTATTAGAAGCAATATAGACAACTTTTGCTGCTTGAGTAGAGCTAAATTTAATAATATCGCCTACTTGTAGAGAGGAGCTAAATCCACTACCAGTAACTCTATTTGAGTTTGCAAGTACACTTACTGTTCCTATCGAAGTCCAGTTACTTGTATGTGTAGTATTACCCGTTCCTGCATCATAGAAATATCCATAACCCAAATCTTCGTCTCTATAAAAGTTTATTAGCTTTAGAGGGTCTGCATCAGATCCATCCATCATTATGTAGTGAGCAGCAAAATCAGCCTGCGCACTTGTTAGACTAGAATAGTCTATAGAAGGTATATTTGAGCAATCTTGAGTATACTGTGAAGCCACGCTACCATCAAAAGTTCTTACCAGTTGAGGGTTACCTGTAGGAGATATAGCATAATCTTTATCTTCTAAAGTAAATACCCCTGCTGTAGTAATAAATGCAGGGGAAGAACTTATAGCCCCTAAGGCCATTCCAAAAGCACGAGAAACTAGCTGAAGAGCTTGGTCTTCTATAGTAAGGCTAGTAGTAGTTGTACTAGATTTTTGTCCGTTTTGAGCTATTGTACGAACACCTACTGTGAATGTTCCACTAGGAAGATCAAGCCCTGAGATGCTGGTTTGATTTCTGCCTACTTGCATAGTAGAAGGAAACCCTGGAATACTTGCTATAACTTCAAAGTAGTCAACATATTCGTAGATATTTCCTTGAGCGTCAACTGGACTATCCCAATATAAAATAACATCATCAGCCCTAGTTCCTGAATTTACATTAGTAATAATAGGATAAACATTTAAAGGTGCAGGAATAGCTTCTCCAGAAAGAGGAGGCTGGTACACAGGATCTCTTACAGATAAAGTAAAGTCTTCATCTACTGCGTCATATTTCTCATTGTAGAATTCTACAGCAGTAATTCCATAGGTATTTTTTGACTCTTCAGACAAAGATAGAATCTTATACAGTTTTTTAGAGCCTTGTACTTCTACTCCTGAAATACTTTCTCGAAGTACCCACACTGTTTCTGCGCTTGGAGCAGTAGAGAATCCACCACTAACAGTCAACGAAGTTATGCCAGACCCCGCAGACGTAGAAACTGATTTAGTCTCTACATTCGTATAAGGACTCCAAGTAACATCAACATAGTCTCCACTGTCGTCAACAATATTTGTACCTTCTATTTCAGTATCAATAACAGAAGGATTTATTGCCTGTCCTTTAGTATAAGCTACGCTACCTATAGTTGCAGAATCCTGTGCAAGTGTAGCTACAGCACTTGTAAAGAGTACGCTAAGTTCATAATCTGAGCCCGCTCTTAATGATATTTCACGATCTAAGGGTATAGTAGTTGTATTTATTGTCCCTGTGTTACTTATTCTGCCACTATATTTAAAGTTGCCTGGATAGCGATCTGAGTCTTGAACATTTATTATATCACCTGGAGCTATAAAAGCGGCATTAATTGCAGTTTTAAACGATATAATTTCTGTCTGATTAACAGCAGTCCAAAGCTTCCAACGTCCATATCGAAGTGCTTGGCCTTCAGTAGTTGCGCCGAAAGCCACGGCTTCTTCAGTTATAATTCTACCTGTGTTAATAATATTATCACGGTCTTCTATTATAAGATTTTCTAGTTTATAGTTTGCATCAGGGTTATTCCAAGTTACAATTATTTGATTTGCACGAGTTTTACTGCCTGTAGTCTCATAACTAAAAGCTCCATCAATTACATTCGACTTAGAGAAGTTATAAATAGGATCACCAGGCTGATCTGCAATAGTATAAATTTCGCCATCTAGCCAATATATCATACTTCGGAATACGGTTGCTAAGTCTTTAACTATTTTATAAGCATCGGAAGCTTTTGTAAAATAAACGTTTGTAGTAAAGCGAGGCTCAAGGCCGCCGTTTCCATTAGGAACGAGTTCGTCACAGTACCTACCAATTCGATAAAGAGCGTACTTATCTATCTCAGTTTCGTTTAGCCAGTCTCCTAAGCCGTAACGATTATTAGTAAGAATATCGTAGAATATCCAAGCAGGATTGTTTGTATATACTTTATCCGCACGGAAGTTTCCGTCCCAATTCTGGTAGGACGAAGCAATAGCACTTGTAGATACATTTCTGTTATAAGTAGCGACCCCGTTTATACCTTCATCACGAGTTACATAGTTTGAAGGTACTTTTACTTTTACACCTTTACAATGATAAGTTCTACTGGGAACGCTCTGAAATTGCTTGGAGTTTACTCTAACTTTTGCCATTGCTGTCAAAGGATAGGATAAATTTTCTTTAATAATACTATTTAAAGAAGTAATAGATGCATCAGACTGTGTAGTATAATTAAGATTAACAGTACCATTTCGTGAATCATAAGCTTGATCATTATTAGTAGTACGAGTAACCTTAAGTTTAAAGTCTGTAAAAGGTTGGTACTGCCTCATATCAATAGTTTCTTCAAAAACACGAGTAGCATTAGCTAAACCCAAGTGATGCCATTGTTTAGTTATAAGTTGGTAACCTTGAAAACTTCCTTCTTTCTCTACTGAAATATAGGCGTTATACTTTACTGTTCCGTCTGTTTGGCCCCCTTCTTCATTACGATTCCATAATTGTCCATAGGCGAAAGTTACACGAATTTCATCTACTTCTTCAACTTGAGCAGCAGTAAGGCCGAATCCAGAACTAGAAGTGCCTGTATATTCTACAGTAGGATTGTCTGTTTCTGCTGGATCATTGTAAAGGGCTGGAGCAAATGCTGAAAAAGAACCTCCAGGACCTATAGCTACAGATCCAACTCCTGTGCCAGCAGCATCGGAGAACGCAGATTGTATTAAGTTACCGTTACGAAATTGAACTTCAAGACTATCATATTTCGCCCCTTTTGCAAGAGAATCTTCTACAGATACTGCGGCATACAGAGTACTTGAAAAGTCACATTTATAGCTTGCAGTAGAACCTGGGAAGGCTGACGTAAGCGTTAAAGAGTTTCCAGAAATAGAAGCAACTTGAAACTTTCCATCGATAACTAGAGTATAACTGCCATTTGACAGTAGAGGGTTTAAATCTGTACCTGGAAGTGGAATACATTTAGCTACAGTTGCGGAAGTATAAGCCTCTACAACTCCTTCAAATATAGTAATAGAATTAGAGTCTAATAGACGAATAATTGCTGCCTGAGAAAAATTATCTCGAGTATATTCCATTCCTGCAGTAAACACTCCGGACGTAGATGTAATCGTTACAGAGTTAGCAGACCCCGTAGAACTCTTAGCAACAGACGCAGAACTGGTAGCATAGTTTCGTACTATGATAAACTTAGAGCCATTAGTCGTATCGGCTTCTATAGTTTTTGTGTACCCATTCTTATCAATAATTACAGAAGTACTATTGTTTGTAAAATCAAAATCTACAGGAGTTTCTGAAGTACGAATAAATGTTTGTGCAGTTACTTGTCCTGGATCATCATTTAAATAAACAGAGTTTCCTCCATCTACTAAACCATATATAGGGCCTTCAGAGATGATATCTGTAAATAAAATATCTTGAAGATTAGCAGCAGAAGCTCCGCCCGACATAGGAGTTTCTAAGACTATATCTGCTTTACCTACTATTGCACCTTGCGTTAAGTTGTTGTAGTGATCGTGCTCCCCACTTTCAAATACGCTATCAACCCATGCATCTCCGTTCACTGTAGGTTCTTGATTAACTGAGGTAACTCTTTTAGCTCCTTGTATCATTTCAAAAGATACAGGGTATCCCGGCACACGAAGCTCTCCGTATAGTAAAGGAACGGGCATACCTTCTACAATAGTCTGCTCTGCTCCATTAAATAAGTATCCTTCTTCTTTGGCATCGACAGAAGGATCTGGAGCCATAAGTTGCTGAATACCTGTAATAGCTAGGTTTGTTGCGAGAGCTAATGCCATATTTGCCAATACTCCAGGCACCGCACTAGTGGCAGTAGTAGTCATATACGCATATAGACTCTGTCCTCCCGCAGGTGCTACAAATAGTATTGCAGCAATAGCTATAGCTGTAAGAATCTTGGCTCCGCCAGATTTAGAACCAGCAGCAATAGGAGTAATTATTATATCTCCTTCACGAAGAGGCAATAAACACTCTAAAGGATTGTCAAGTTCTTGCCCTCCGACTTCAATATGAAAACCAATATCACACTCAGTAGCGTCTATAAGGTACTTTTTTAATTCTGGGTTATTCGCATCTAATAGGCGCAGCGCATCCTTAACACTGTCTCCGTAAAAGTCGTGTTGTGCTCCAAATTTTAATGCTAATTCACCTTCAAGATAAATGCTACGTTTCATATCGGTATATTCCAGTTAAGTACTTTTTCCATAAAGGATATAAATTTTCTCTGCAAGAAAGTCTATTTACTGCGTGATGAAAGAAAATATCATTACCAGTGTAGACCCCGCAATGGTTGGGAACATTAGCTCCCATTGTAAATATCAATAAATCATGGGGCTGTAAATCTTCTGCTTTACTAAATCCCCATTCTTGAATATGTTCGTCTGTAAAGTAGTTATGCCCGTGTTCCCACCAATCGTCTAGGTAGGGTAATCTGCTTTGTAATTGTAAATCTAAGTGTTCTTTATAATAGTCTTTACATGCCTCTAGACAATCAAATTTACCAAACTCATACTCTCGCCCTATTAAAGGATTTACTTTTATTTCTGGTTCCAGTATGTTTAATTTCATATCTGGGTAACTAAAAATATAGTAAGGTATTCCTAAAGAATTACAGTGCTTTTTATCGTTCTCACTTGCTTCATTTGTCCAATCTATATGGTTATGGACTATTGCAAATATATCCGCTTTTCGCTTTACTGAAATATAGTCTGTAGGATCAAGTATAAAATCTTCATCTTCTTTTGCTAAATTTTTACAAGGAAAGTATTCTTTTTTTCCTTTTACTATTCCAATTATACCGCAAGCTTCTCGAGGATAGTTTTCCTCAAAGTGCTTCTGAATTTCATCAATCATCTGAATTTCATGCTTCCTATAAAGGCTCCAAAAGGTAGTATTTTACCGGTATTTTTCTCGGTAGAAGGATCTGAATTACTAGTGTTAGAAGACTGAGGTTTAAATTGGAATCTACATTTACATGAAGATAATTTTTTACCACATATGTCTCCTTTCGACCAATAACTCGAATTTAACCCTGGAGTATTGCCCGTACTGGTACTAATACACTTCCATACTGTTGTTTGATTTCCGTCGTTATACTCTACGTAATCTTCTGGGTCGTACTCAGTGCCTGCATTATAAGCAACATAAGTTTTATACTGTCCTACTGTCCAGCCTGTCATAGTAGAACCTGCAGGAACTATTGGTTCGTCATCCTCTGTGAAGTATGCCTTGTGTGTATTGACCCCGCCGGAGCCGTCTGAGTAAGAAACTACACTATCTTTGCTCCAAATACATCCACCCTTTTGTGAAAGGCCATAACCTTGATACTGCCAAGAGCAATACTTACCTACAACCTTACGGTTCGGTAGAGTAATTCCAGATAAGTCATAAGGAGCCGCAAGCTCATAGCTTACAGAAACATTGTTCTCTCCACTAATTCTATCAAGTATAAATTTCCTTATCGGAAACTCTACAGAAGGAGAAGTATCTCCCGATTCTCCTACTAAATACTTTTTGAGAGTAGTGCGTTTTGTAAGTCGCTCTCCTACTAAGTCTTCTGCTTTTATATCTCCAATAGCAGAAGAAAATGTATTTGCTACATTTGCTACAGTTAGAGTTGGACGATTAATTGCACCATCTGCACTTAAATCTACTCCATCCATCATAATAGGAAAGGCAATATAAGTTCTAGCAGTATAAGGGCTAGTACGATCTCTAAATTGAACTTCTGTTAAGTCTTCTTCAAGTCCTGCGTGGAAATAAAGAATAGTATTATTTACTGTAAGTTCATATAATTCTACTAGCTCACTTCCAGGCTCTTGTAGTTGTACTGCTTCAATTAACTCGCTCATGCTTCATAAACTCTTTTAAATGTTGCTGATACGGAATAAAACCCATCATGGGTATACATTTGATTGTAATTTTGACAAATAACTTTAAGTGCTAACTCCCCGCCTGCTGCGTTGCTGTCTGGTACTGTATAAGTAAAAGAAGTAGCCCCTTTTAAAGACCCAAAGTACCCAGTAATATCATCAATCTCTGCTGCAGTACGATTATTAAAAGTTACACTAAAAGTTTCTTCTACAGAATTAATACCATCAACAAGGCGCTGCTCATAGCCGTCTCCAAACTTAGCTACAAGTACACGAGGAGTAGACTGTCGTCCAATGCCTTTGTCGGGTAATATTGCTCTACTTCCGAAACTAGCTGAAGTTGTAAATCCAAGTGCCATTATGCTGCTCCATATGGGTTGAGTATTCCACCCGATCGTTTCTGATTTTGTAGTTCTTGTTGCACTGCTCGTGCAATTACACTTCCAAGATTGCCTGCTTGTGCAGAGTCTTGTTGAGTATTTGTAGACGCATTCCCTTGATTATCAACAGAGACGTTTACAGTAACATTATTTTGTTGTCCTGCACCCTGCATACTTACAGGAATTGATTTTCCGTCGGGCAGAGGAACTACTGCTTCTGTACCGTGCATCATTACAGGGTAACCAGCATTAGGCCCTTTTGAAACTCCTCCAGTAGCATAACCAGATACTTTCTGTCCTTGTGAGAATACCCCTCCCATTCGTGCTGTTCCTGCGAATTGCATTCCGTTGCCTGATACAGCATCCAAAGATCCAAAATTTGTTGGCAGAGTTGGTGTAGGCGCAAAGAAACTACTTAAAGCTCTAAATACCATCATCTTTACGATCATTTGAGCTATATCTTTTAAGACATTTACTGCCATATCTGCAAATGCTTGTTTAACAGATTTAGTTCCATCTATAATGCTTGTTAAACCGCTGCTTATACCATCTGTTATTGAAGTAAATAATTGTTGTTTATTCTCCAAAAGTAGCATTAATTCTTTTTGAGTTGTTACTTCAGAGAGTAGATTTTCTTGGTCTATAAGACTTAAGCTTACGCCTTCTTTTCTTAACTCAATCATTCTTTCATTAAAAGCTTGCTGCACAGGATTGAATGAAATTGCTCCAATTTTAGCCGCAGTTATTTCATTCTCTGCCTTTAGTTCATTTAATTTAATAGTAGCAATAGAGTTTCTTGCAGAAATTTCTAAGTTAAGTAAAGCTACTCTTTGCCTGGTGGCTTCAAGGGCTTCTGTGTCAGCTTGTCTCTGGCCTTCACCAGAGTACTCGTCCCTGCTTAGCCTTTCTTCTGCTTGTCGGACTAATTCTTGTGCCGCCATTCTGTCTTGCACTAGTTTTCTAGTTTCTAAAGACCTATTTTCTGCGGATTGTGTAAAACCAAAACTACCTGAAATACCTAAAGCATTTTTTCGCTGCTCTAAAGCTAGCTGGTTGCTTCTTTTTGTAATTTCAAACTGTTCTTTTTTAAGAACTAACATTCTTTCTTCGGAGTCTACAACATACTCTTGTTGTAACCTTCTATACTCTTCTACATCTGCTTGAGCTTTAGTTACCTCTAATTGTTCTATTCCTACTGTGAGCGCGCTTCTTGCAGCAATTAACTGGAGGTCCGTTTCTTCGGCACCTGTACTTAATAAAGTATTTATCTGAGCTAAAGGCATAATAATATTTTGCTGTGCAGCTAATAACGTATTTGCTGTAGTTATTCTACCTGCCTCTATATTACTTCTTCGTTCTTCTAGAGTTATTCCTAAGGTTGTTGAGTCTGCTATGGCTATTTGGTTTTTCCTTTGTTGAGACTGAATATCTAAGTAACTCTGTGCTGCGTCTTTAACTTGCTTTAAATTTGTTTCAGTAATTTCTAATTCGTCGCTTAATTTAGTGTATTCGGCTTGTTTACCAAGAACTTCTGCTGTAGCTTCTATACCTTCTATAGTACTGCCTACTCCTGTCGCATAGATTTCCATACCTTTTAAAGATTCAGCTTGAGCTTTTTGTACTTCTTCTGTGCTTCGTATAATATTATCAAATGGGGTAGATAGAGCATTTCCAGAGAGTTCTGAAATACTTCTATTTAAATCATCCTGTAGTCGCGCAATACTTTTACTTGCTAACCCCGCTTGAATTTGTGCGTTTGCAAGATTGACCAGTGCAGCGGTTTGCTCGTCAGTTAATTTTGTGCCACTACGTAACGAGTCTAATAAAGGCGTAAAGCCACTATTTAAAAGGGAAGCTTCTTTTGCTAAGCCCGTAAATCTATCTAAAGCTTCTTTATTTGACCTATCGAAAGAATTCATATCTCTTATAAAAGTTAAAATATCTAAGCCTTGTAAAGCAGCACCCGCACTTTCCACGTTCTCTTTAAGATGTGTAAAGTTAGTAGTTGTTCTTTCAATCCTGCTAGAAGCTAATTCACTTTCCAGGTCCTTATATTTCTCTAAGAGTCTGTCTGTTTCTTCTTGTAGCTTAATGGTTGCATCACTTACGGGGTTAAAAAAGTTATTGATCCAATTGTAAGCTACTTTTAATAGATCAATAGCAAGGAAAGCTAGCCCTATAAAAGAGACAGCTCTAAATGCTTTATCTATGCCCTTAGCAGCGAGGGCACTCGCTTGCGACATCTTTAATAGCGCCCCAGAGCCTACAGTACTAGCACCTTTTATGGCTACTTCTATACCTTTACCAGTTATTTTCCACTGCCTTTTAATTTTGTCAGTTGAACTTTTTGAGGTATTAACTATATCATCTAAGTCTTTTTTAATTTTAGCTTTTGTTCTGGGGTCCATGCCCGTAAACCCGCCAGTACCTTTTTCAAGACTAGTTCTTAGTCCTGTTGCTTCTCGCAAACTTAAAGATTCACCTGCCTGAAGTTTTGCACCGGCAGAACCTTTTCTAAAGCTTAACCCTTCTAGCTTTCCCTGTAGCTTTGTTGTTGCTTTTTGCTTTTTGTACTCGCTTTCAGAAACACTTGTTAGGTCTCTTAAAGCATCTTTCTGTGATTGAAAGGATTTTACATTTGCATCGGCTGCTTCTCTAGAGGACTTTTTCCAGTCGTCTAAATTAGGTATAATAGACTTAACTATAGGTACTGCAAAAAGAGCTAAAGCTGCTGTCAAAGCCCCTGTATTTTTTGAAAGAAAACTAAATAAAGGAGTAAGAGCTGTTGCTGTAAACTGTTTTATACTATTCGCTAAATCATCAAAAGACTTTAAAAATTGATTAAGTACTAGAGCTTCCTTGCTCATTGTGTCACCTATTTTTGAAAACTTATCTTCTGCTTGTGTAAGAACTTCATTAGCAACAGCTTGACTTCTTTCAAAAGCATTTAGAGCAGAAACAGGTTTTCCGATTGTATCGGCATAATTTCTTGTAGCAGTATCTAAGCGTAAGATAATACCCAATTCGTCAAGAAGCTCCGGCTCGGCTTTTGTTACACCTCGAATTAAACGATTAAATGAGTCTGTCAAGTCTCTTCCTAATGCTAAAGAAGTGTTTTTTGCTGCTTCTCCTAGTCTAGTTAGCTGACTTGCACTAAGGCCTGAGGCCGTTCCAATGGCCGCAGCTTTTGCAGCTTCCGCATATTTTAGTTGGCCCGCGGTGGCATCAACAAGTGCATTGCTTATAGTTTTATAAGTTGTTCCTGTAACAGCGCCTAACCCTTCTTGTCCTTTTATTAGATTATTGAAGTCAAAAGAATTTTGTAAAAACTGAAAAGCAGCAGACAGGGCAAATACTTGAGCTGCAAGGGTTGCGTATGCAGGAACAAGTCCTCCACTCATGCCTTGTGCCATTTTTGAGAAGTTTTTAGTGCTATTTGAAGATTGCTTACTCGCTCCCTTCATAGCACGATCCGTATTCATAGCGCCTCTAGAGGTTTTTTCTAGTGCTTCATTCAGCTTCTTCGCGCTTACGGTAGCTTTCTGCATTTTGCCATTTACGACAATATCTATTTCAATTTTCTTTTTTGCCATTATCCAGATACATTATGGGTGTAGTTTTTACCACCGCTTTTAGCTTTACGCTCTTCTGCTTTTCGTTTTCTATCTGCTTCTTCTGCTCTATGATTCATTAATATTCGTTCATAGAGTTTCATAAAGTACATGGTTGTCTTAGGGTCTTCTACGCTATAAATATCGAATAATTGCGAGCAGTGAGACCAGTCTTTTCCACAATAAGTACCGGACATTCCTTCCCAGACATCTGAAAGAAGTCCAAACATAAAAAATGCCACTTGAACCTCTGTCGGAAAACTCGACTCGGTAAGTGGCATCTTTTGGGGGTCAGGCTCTGTACCTAGTTGCTCGCATATCTCTAGATACTGATCCATAGACACGGGCGAAGACTGTTCTTTTACAAACCGAGCAAGTAAGTCCTGTATTAAGGTTACTTGCTCCCAGTAAAATTTTCTAGGTCTGAAACAGTATCAGTTACCCAAGAGTCAAAACTATTTGAATTTCGCATCAATAGTTCTGCATTGTCTTGAGTAAAAGGTAACTCGTCATCAGGTTTGTGAGCTGAAATATCCACCAAAAGAAACTCTTCTAAGTATGAAAATTTTAGTCCTGTCCATCCCTTGATAACTGCACCAACATACTCTTCCAGAAACTTATCTTCATCTAAGTTTTCCTCTGGTTGATGAGTACGCTTATTAAATTTTGTGCTAACACACTTCTTACGAAGTTTTACTAATTCATCTCTACCCAAATAACAAATATCTACACTAAACCCTTTGTACCCAGGGAAGTCAATAGATACTGTCTTACTTGGAGTTAATAAACTCGCTAATGAAACTGGAGCTGTTTTGGGAGTAACTGAATCTGTCATTATATATCCTTTTCTTGTTTTTATAAACAAGTAGGGGTTTTTACACCCCTACTTTTATTGTTATTAGTATAGAAGATCTCAACATAAAAGTCAAGAATTATTTTTCTATGCTCCTTTATACGTCAAGACAACTTCGTCTGTATCAGTAATAGTGCTTGGTAGCGCATTGAAATTAGTTTCAAGTGAAATAACATCCTCAATAGAGTGAGTAGGAATATCCACGTGAGCTGTTCCCATTGCAAGCTGCAAAGAAGGAGCAGCGGTTCCACCAACTTTAAATGTAAGCGCAAAAGAGTTAGTAACAACATTCGAAATTGCTTTAACATCTTCGAAGAAGTCACTAGACTTATTTGTTCCAGCAGTATCTTTCAACAAGTAACAAGTGAAAGATCCAGAAACGGCTCGACCACCTGTTACGTGACCAATCGGAGTATTTACCACGCCTAGTACTTCTGGAGTAATATAAGCAATGTTATTAGTAATCGTAATGCTTCCGCCAGTGAGAGTCAAGTCATAAGATGCTTCCAGCTCATCAGTACTATCGCCATCAGGATCTTGCGTAGTAGGTACAATTGTAAGCTGAGTTAGACGATTACGAATAAAGTTATCTGTAGCAGTAACATCTTCATAAATAGTAGCAGTTGGTAGACCAGTTGCTGTGTCATCAACAACTTCTGCTGCAAAGCCCGACCAGTCAATCATTGCAATACCGTCGATTTCAAAGTTAAGAGTTGCTTCATTAACAACCGCATTGGTTAGCTTATATACTTTCTTGTTTGCATTGCCTACAACAAAGTAGATGCTTGCAGTACCGAGAGTAGATTTATTTGAGCTATCAAAGTCAATGTTCAAATCTGTAGTGTCAGCAGTAAAGCCTGTGAAAGTACTTGAAGCATATGCTGCGTCACCTGCCATCAATGCCCACAAAACTTCTTCTACTGCGTGATGATTTGCCGCTGTATCAGCAGCACCTGCACCACTTCCTGCAGACACAAAAGGACGTACATAAGTAGAGAACGACCATTCTGCGGGAGCGAGAGAGTCATTAAATGCGCGACGACCCCGCTTACTGTTGCCTGCGGAATCTTCCATCTCTGAAAGTGCGATTTCTGATACGTTAGTAGCTTGCGAAAAGCTAAAGCCATCTAGTACGGGAAGTTCCCACACAGCTGACCCAATCTCAACGTATACTTTTGTATCTCGGCTAAAATATAATTGTTGTGCCATTAGTTTCTCCTATAATCCTGAAAAGACTTGAACTTGAACGTTTGTTCGTGTCAGTATTTTCTAGTATCGAACCTCTATTGTCATTTCACCGACTCCATATGGTTCAAGTACACCCTCATCAGTATCTATACTAATAATTGTGATTTGGTGTGTGTATTGGGTTGCCCCTTTTCTATCGACGTATGCTAGTCTAGAGTTATCCTCTAGTACTACTTCTACATCTTCCAATAATTTATCTAAATCTTCAACTGCGTCTTCTGAGTTTACATAACACCGAAGCGTTACACTCATGTATCTATCTTTATAGCCTCCGCTTTGATACTCACGAGTTTCTGACCCAGCATTCAAATGTACTGCAGGAAATTCTTCTATCTCATCCCAAAATTTCAGTCGTGGATGAACATTATTAAATAAGTTTGTAAGATACTCTCCGTTTCCATTAATACCTTTTAACTGATCTACTAGTGCATTTACAATGGCCTGCCTTCTAGTTGCGTATGTTCTTGTAGCCATTACTGCCTCCTAGTGTATAATCTTCCGGTTACCATTTGTGCTGCTATTTCTCGTATAGATCCCTCAATTAGTTTACGCGGGTCTCTCTCTACGCTACCTTGAGCAAATCCCGGCTCAAATGTTTGGTAAGGATATTTTTGATAAGTATAGCCTATCGAAGCAAAGCCTTGAGGAGTTTTACTTACATCTGTAATTTTTACCCCTCCGGCAAATCGTCCTGTTTGATACTGTAATCCAGGTTCTTCCATATTTTTTGCTACTACACTATTAATTTTCATATTTAAAGCAGCGTATAACTTTACCTGAGAAAAGCTTGAGTCTTTAGTTTTTCGGGTTGCGGCCCCGGCAGCTACTTTAGTACTTAGCGTAGCCCTAGATTTTTTAGGTCTCTTGAGCTTTATCTTTCTACCCCCTCCTTTTGATTTTGAAGAGGTTTTAGAACTACTTTTTTTCTGTTTTTTCTTTGGGTCTAAAAAGTCTACGAATTGTTTTGTGATATCCTCTTCTAAGGTAGGAGAGCCTTTAATTTGAGATATATCTATACCTTTAAAAAATTCTTCTGCTTTGTTTCCTCCGAGAATTATATCTTTAAAAATTTCTCCTATTTGCCCCGCTAATCTGCCTTTAAATTGATTTAGTTTTTCGTTTTCCCACTCTAACTCTAAAGAGCCTTTTACCCCAGTTAAAATATTAACATCCTTAGTATAGCTGGCTTTAACACTGAACCCAGAAGATGCGGCAGACTCTAACTTATCTAATAAAGTACCAATTGTGTCCTCTCCTATTTCTGTTATCTTGTCTATATTTAACACAATTTGATATAACGCTTTGAGAGAAGGCCTATTTGGGTCATTTTGCTCCATAGCGTTGAGAGTCGCTGCTATGGAGGCTCTTAACACAGAAATATTTTTATGCCCTAACTCTGCCCCTGCTGCAAGCTCTGGAAAAAGTTTTTTTAAAGTATAAGCTTGTTGCTTAAAGTTAGCTCGACCAAGCGAGGACGTTCTATTGTTAACTGAAGCTGCGGTTCTTATAGCACTTCTAGCCTGAAATTTTTGACCATCAAACTCAAAAATAGAGCGCTCTCCGCCACTTTTAAATGCTTTATTGGCCTCTGCAGTAAATTTTTCAAACGTGT